GGGGGGGGGGGGGGTGGGCGGGGGGGGGGGCGGCTACCGGGTGGGCGGGGGGAACCGCCGGGGTGGCTCCTCCGAAGGTGGTGGCGGGCATGGAGGCGGCGCTGGGGGTGGGACTTCCGCCGGAGGGGCTGGAGTAGAAGCTGGGGGACGGGCTCGACGGTGGGTTGGCGGCGCTGCCCGCGCCCCCGAACGGGGAGGTCGGGAGGGCGGCGGGGGTGGGAAGCTGGGAGGGAACACCCATCACGGGGGTCGGGGTGGTGAAGGTGTGCGGGGTGGGGGTGTTGAGGAGCTGGTTCAGGATGTGCGGGTTCGGCTGGGCGAAAGGAAGGTTGCCACCCACCGGGCTGGTCACAGGGACAGGCCCGCCGCCGATAGGCACGCCGCCGAGCGGCTTCGCCTGCACGGGCTTCTCCTGTTTCGCCTGCGACTGCGGCTTCGCGTCCTGCCCGATCTTGCTCGTCGCGTTGGTGGCCGCCTGCACACCCTCGGCGGGGGTAGCGGCGAAGCGGCGCGCGCCCATGTAGTCGTCCCTGCTCGACATGTCCTGCACCCGTATATATCCGTGCGTGTACGGGGCCTCGATGAACTTGTTGTTGCCGATGTAGAGCGCCTCGTGGCCCGGCAGCTCCTTGCCGTTCACCACCTTCGGGTCGCTGCCTTTGAAGAACACCACGTCGCCCGGCTGGAGTTGTCCCGGGGCGACCGGCGTGCCCTGGAAGAACTGGTCGAAGGTGGTGTCCCCGATCTGGGAGGCTTTCAGCCCGGCGTGCTCGTAGGCGGACTGCACCAGGCCGGAGCAGTCGAAGCCCTTGATGTCCGCGCCCTGCTGCGTGCCGTAGGTGGGACCTTCGGGGCTGCCGCCGCCCCACGAGTACGGCGTCCCCATATATTTGCGGGCGAAGGCGATGGCCTGGGCAGCCATGTCGGGGCTGGAGGCGGCTGCGGCAGCCGGGTCGGCGGCGGCGGCGGCAGGCAGACCAGCTCCGCTCGCATCCGGCCCCGGATCGGTGATCTGCGTGGTGGGGGTGAACTGTGACCCCTTGTAGTTCGCAATGTCCCAGCCGGTCTTCTGGAGCGCCCGCCATTGCTCCGCCGGACTGGCCCCGGCTGCTACTGCCTGTCGGAGGGGATTCATGAACGGCTGGTTGATCCGGTTCACGGTTTCCTGGATCGCATCCTGGACGTTCTGGAACTGCTCGAAGCGCCCCGGACTCACCCCTGCGAGCGGCACACCGCTCCATGTGCTGTACGCCCCCGGGGTGCCCTTCGGTCGCATGTTGAGGAAGTTGAAGCCCCCCGTCCCGCGCGGGGCATACGTGCCCTCCTGGTTGATCCAGTAACCGATCAGCCCGGGATCGACGCCGGTCTGTTTGGCGAGCGCGTTCATGAACACTTCGGCTGCGGTCGGCATCTAGCCCCCGATAGTCCTTTGAGTCGGGTTCTGCTGCAACCAGGCACTGTAGTTGGCCGCCGGGATGTTCACCTGGCGCGGCCCCAACGTGCCCCAGACCAGGAACTTGAGCAGCGCGTCGCGCATGCTGTTCGAGTTGTAGATCGCGTTCGGGCTCGCAGGGCCGCCCGTGAGCTGCTCCAGCAGCGAGCTGGAGTTACCGAACAGCGGGTTGCCCCCGAACGCCTCGTGCAGCGCCGTCACGAACGGCGACTGGTTGACGTCGTGGCGCGTCGAGCTGATCTTCCCGGCTGTCCCCAGGGCCAGCATCGCGGCATCGACAGGGGTCAGGTTGGAGAACGCCGTCAGGTCGAGGTTCGGGTGGGAGGAGACAAGGTTGGTGACGATCTTCGCCAGGTCGGCGGGCTCTTGCAGGATCGCCGCCGAGGAGGCGAGCCCGACCTTCGCGGTCGGGTTCCAGTACGAGCCCTGCCGTCCCGTGAACGGGATCGCCCCCTCCATGAAGGAGGGCAGGTCACCGAGAATGCTCTTCTGCCGCTCCTCCCCCATCTGCCCCAGCGGGGAGGTCATCCCGGCCATCACCGGGTGCTCCCGGGCGAAGTACCCGGCGTAGCGGGTGGAGGCTTTCAGCCAGGGGTAGAAGAAGACGAGCCGTCGCAGGATCGCCTGCTCGCCGGGACCCATGCGGTCGTAGTTGAGGATCGCCTCGTTCGCCCGATTGGCTATCGCCTCCACCTGGTCGGCGTGGGCCGGGTCGGTGAGCAGTTGCTCCAACTCGCTCTGGCTTGAGAACCCGTCCAGGCGTGCCTCATGGAGGAAACTCGCGAAGCGGAAGGGATCATCGACGAACTTGCCGTAGCCGCTCGCGAACGCATTGCTGACCCGATGCACGCCCCCGGCGAACCCGGGGCTCTTCAGTTGCTCTGCCGCACCGCCGCCCATCAGGGTTCTGATCTTCTCGATTGTCTCCGGCTTCAGCCCATTGAAGAGCTTGAAGCTCTTCGCCAGGTTGACGGGGGCGAAAAGACCCTGCTGGACGATGTTCAGGAACAGGTTGCCGAACGCATTCGGGAAGGCATAGGCAGGCTTCAGGTAGAGGATCATGTCCTTCTGGATCGAGTTGATCGCGTCCGCACCCTTGATCAGGGCGCGCGGGATCGGGTGCTCGAACGCGCTCCAGAGCGGGTTCTGCTTGTCGAGGAACCCGAGGGTGCGATCATCGACCCACTTGTAGCCGGGGATCGGCCGGTACTGCTGGCCGTCGCCCTCGAACATGCTCCTGACGTCCTCCCCAGCCGCCTTCATGCGTGCCGCCACGCTCTCCAGACTCGGGAACAGGTACTGCCGCAGGCCCTCGTATAGCCTGCCTTTGGCGACGCTCTGATACGGGTAGTTGGCCCCGTCCCCCTCGGTGACCTCCTTCTGCACCTGCGCGTATCTCTCGGCGTTCTCGCGTGACATGACCTTGTCGGGGGGGACGCCGCTCGTCATGTCGCGGATCAGCTTGCGATGGTTCACGGGAATGCTCTCGGGCGTGTCCACCGCGCTGTCGTTGATGTGCATGAAGTTGCGCAGCAGAGTGGTGTAGCGCATCCCCTCCGTGTAGTTCTCGTGCAGCATCTTCTGCACGTCGGTGCGCCCGCCGCCCAGCTTCAGGAGCGTCGTCTCGTCGTCGCCGCCGTAGGCGTGGGTGAGCCGCGAGAGCGGGGTCGGCTTGTTGGTGAAGCGGAACGCGCGCCGGAAGCCGGTGAAACCGAATCCCGGCTTATCCAACGCCGTCTCATGCAGCTTGTAGGGGATGTAGTAGGGCTTCGCCTTCTGGGCCAGCTCGTGCATCGCCGCCACGCTCATCCCGTGATCGACCGGGACGTTCGAGTTCGTCTCCCAGGCCGTTTTCAAGTCTTCGAGTTTCTTCGATACTTCCAGCCGCTCCTTCTCGGTTCCTTTCAAGTTTCGCAACTGGTTCAGCCGCCGCTCCGTCTTCTCGATGGAGGCGGGCAGCGAGCCCTCGAAGTTGACCTGGTGGAACGGGGCCATCAGACGGTTCAGCAGGCTCTCGTCCCGAAGCATCCCCAGCCCGTGAATGTCGCCCTGCTGCTGGTTGCTCAGCGTTCGACTGTCGTCGATGTACTCCTGCAAATGGGCGGGGGCCTGGTCGTTGAGCACCGGGACGGTGTGCGTGCTGCCGTCCGCCTCCAGCTTGTGCGTCTCCCCTTTCAGCCACTCGGAGGCGTCCTGGATCAGCTTGATCCGATTCTGTGTTTCCGCCACCTGCATCGGGGTGAACTTGCCCTTCGCGCCCTCCGCGAGGCCGTTCGAGTAGTCGAGCATCTGCTTGTGCAGCGCGATCAGCGGCTTCGGCATGGTCATCTCGCCCACCATCCGGGCGGCCATGTCCTCCTTTGTGGTGATCCCGCCCCACTTCGTCAGGAAGGCATTCGCGTTCTTCTTCATGCTGTGGCGCTCGATCACCTGGGCCGCTTTCGCCGCCCTGCCGAGCCGCCCGGCCTGCGACTTCTGGAATCCCGGCAGGATGCGCCAGTACGGGGGCGGTGCGCCCCGGCCGTTCTTCATCCAGTGGTCGTACATGTGGTCGATCATCTTCTGGGCGGCCCGGATCGTCGGGTCCCTGGAGTAGTCGAGCCCCCGTGTCACGGCCCCGCTGGGGCTGGTCAGGAGCCGCTCCTCCTTCGCGGGGCCGAGCAGGGCTGCTTTCGCCAACTGGCTGGCGACGCTCCTCGGGGCTCCCGTCACGGGGTTGATCGCACGCGTGTACCTGCCCGCCTTGCCGAGCGAGCGCGCGTACTGGAGCCCCGACAGTCCCTGCTCCGTCGCCGCCGCTCTGGCGGCCGTCCCGCCCAGCTCCTCCCCGAGCGCGCCCGCGCGCCCCAGGATGCCGCCAATGTCGATGACCTTCGCCGCTGCCGCCCCCGGGATCGGCAGCAGCCCTAGCAGGTCGAGCCCGGTGTACCCCGGGTTGCGCAACGGGTGCTGAAGATCGTGCCAGGTGCTCGACAGCATCGTCTTGCCGAGCCCAATCGGATCGTGGATCGCCATGTTTCCGGCCGCGTAGAGGCCCGGGAAGAAGTTGGTGCCCGCGCTCTCCAGGTTGCTGAGCGTCCGGCCGCCCTCATGCTCCAGCCAATGCACGCCGGGGATGTGGCCGACGTCCCCGAACAGATGCCCGAGGAAGCTGCCTCCACCACCACCGCCGCCGTAGTTGGGGACACCGTATTCGAGGTCCGACATGGCCTACCCGAGGCCGAACTTCTTGCCGATTGCCGCCGCCTGCTGCTGCGCCTGAATCGTCTGGTACTGCTTCCAGAAGGGAATGGCCTTGACGGGCGGCCCGTTCATCGGGGTCACAATCGGCGGGGAAATCTGGGCGTTCACCAGGTACCGCATCGCCATGTCGAGCCTGGTCGCCTCGTCGGGGCCGGGGAAGAAGTTGCCCCAGGTGTCGATCAGGTCCTGAGCGGCCTTCAACAGGTTCGTCTGCCGGATGCCGGTCGGGATGCCCGGCTTGCCGTCGTTCGGCCCACCGTGGATCGTGGTGGCCTGCTGATTGATGTTGCTCTTCACCCAGTCGGTGACGTTCTTCGGGTTCAGGGCGGCGGCGGAGGTCGGGTGCTGCGCCTTGTAGAGCGCCGCCGCCTTCGCCAGGTAGTTGGTTCTGGCATTGATCCGGTTCGTCGTCGCGTTATCGAACGAGATCTGGTTCTTGTAGTCGCCCTGCCTGATCCCGGCCACCGCCTTCTGCCAGTCCAGCGTGGCCCTCGTGAGGGCGGTCCCGGCGGCCACGTCGGTCGCGTGGGTCGACGTCCTCGCGCCCACGTCAACCCCGTAGCGGGACGTCTGGGCGGCCACATGCGTCTTCCAGGCGTCCTCTGCCAGCACCGCCGCCTGCCGGGCATTGGCCGAGTAGGTGTCCTCGCCATGGTAGAAGCGCGTCAGCGCATTCGAGAGGCCGCTGTTGGCCGAGGTGAGGGCGGCCACAATGGCGTTCCGTTTGGCGTTGTAGCCCTGGTTGGCGGCGTTGACCGCCTGGTTCTGGTAGGTGGTGGTCAGGGAAGGAAGCCTGGCCCACTGATTCTCGATGCTGGGCTCCAGCTTCGCGGCGGCGTTCAGCCCGGCCGCCGAGGTGGCCGCCCCGAGCTGGGTGCCGTAGCCGATCATCTGCTGCGGCGCGTACTGGTGTGCCTCCGTGTAGGCGCGGGCCGCCTCCCCCGCGAGGTTGCTCGCGGGAATGTCGCCCATCGCCAGCATCTGCGCGTTGCCGGTCCCGGCGGGCATCGTCTGCACGTTCACCCCGCCAGTTGTGCCGGGGGCATACGAGCCTCCGGTCGCCGCGTTCACCTGGTTCGCGACCGCCTGCGCCTGCGCCTGCTCCGTTGTCTGGAGGCCACCCGTGAACCCGCCTGCGAAGTTCGCCTGGTCCTGGGCCGCCTGGCGATACACCTGCTGCACCGCCGGAGCACCCGCCTGGAGAAGCTGGGCACCCGCCCGGGAGGCGGCGAAGATCGCCTGCGCCTGGTTCGCAGCATCGAGCTTGTCCTGGCGCTGCGTGGACTGGATCGCATGGACGGCGACCGCGATGTCCTGCATCGCCTGCTTCCGCGCCTCCGGCCGTAGGGCCGACAGGTCGGGCGGCGTCACCCCGGAAAGCTGAGCCGTGTATTTATCGACCTGCGCCTGGGCGGGGCCGACGACCTTCGCATAGTTCTTCCAGAAGTCCGGGTCGTTGAAGCTCCCCACCTTCGGGGCGGGGGCGATCTTGCTGGTACCGACGGGGGTCGTGGTGGCGGTAGTGGTGGTAGTGGTGGCGGTGGCGGTGGGCTTGGTCGGGAGCTGCGTCTTGGTGGGTTTCGTGATCGGCGGCGGCCCCTTGCCGCCCCCCTTGCCCTTCGGCTTCGGCTTCACCTTCGCCACGGGAGCAGCGGCCTTCTTGCCTGCGGCACCAGCCAGCCCCTGGCCGAAGCCCTTGATGCTGCCCGTGGCCGAGCCGGGGATCGCGAGCCGGGTGAGCTTCGGCTTGACCACGGGTGAGGCACCCTGGGTGGGACTTCTCCCCACCGGCAGCTGTCCGGGCAGGGTCGCCCCGGTCGTCGGGTTGGTCGGCTGCGAGCCGGGCGTGCCCGGGGCGGGCGGGATCGGCAGCATCCCCGGCAGGGTCGCCCCGGTGGTCGGGTTCGTCGGGACCCCACGGTTCGGTGGGATCGTCGTCACCGGCCCCGGGTGGACGCTGGGATCGTTCAGTCCCGGAAACACCCCGGCATCGGGGCTCGTCGGGAGGGCGTTCCGGTCGTTGACCGTCATCGGCTGCGCCGCGTAGGGGGTGGCTGCCGACGGGTTGCTCTGGGCGAGCGCTTTCAGCACCGTCGGGTGGATGTTCCTGGTATCGACGGTGATGAGCGCCATCTGCCTCCTAATACTTCCGAACCGTGCCCGTATTCCCAACCGGGTAGATCCAACCACCACCGCCGTAACCGACGGGGACAGTGACCTTCGTGCCGGGAGCGGCAGTCTTGCCGCTGAGCACGATTGGCTTCGACGCCTGCGCCACCGTACCCGTGACTGTCGGCACCGAATCCGGGTACGTTGGGTTCCAGCCTCCATCATCGCCGCCGCCGCCATCGTCTCCGCCGCCGGACGGGGCGGCCCGCGCGGCAGCGGCCTTCTGAGCGGCAGCGGCAGCAGCGGCGGCGTTCGCAGCAGCCACCGAGGGCAGCACGTACTGCCCGGACTGGATGCCGGAGTAGATGTTGTTCAGAGCGGTGTTGATGTCGCTCTGCTGCGACGACTGGATGTTCCCGAATCCGCTCAGGTAGCTCCCGTACCCGCCCGTCAACTGGCCGAGGAAGTTCGACAGCGCCGAGTTCTGGGCGACCTGATTATTGAACAGGTTCTCGTTCAGATGCTGCCCGAGCGCCGCGCTGTTGTACATGCCCCGCGCCACCAGGTTCGCATTGGCGGCGCTATTGGCGTGCGCATACTGACTTGCGATCTGCCCAAGCGCCGACACGTTGTAGCCCCCGGTGCCGGGAGCAATCGCTTGGAGCACGCCCGGATCGGAGAGCGCGCCCATCAGTGAGCCCGTCGGCGCAGCCACGTTATGGGTGCTGCCCGGGATCGGGTTCGTGATTCCCTGCCCGCCGTAGCCGGAGACGTCGTAGCCGAGCTTGTTCGCGGCGTTCTGGTCGTAGCCGCCCCCGTAGTTGATCTCCGCCTGCTTCGCGCTCGCCAGATAGCTGTCCCACGCCTGCTGATTCTGGCCCGCTAGCGCATCAAGTTGCCCACCCAGCATGGGGTCGTTGTTGAGCAGGTTGTACATGAAGCTCGTGTCTTCCTGCTGCATGTTGGCGGGCAGGTAGGGATTCGTCCCCTGGACGTAGCCCCCGGTCTTGAGGACGCTGTTGGCGTCGCTGAGCGTCCCCCCGCCCCCGGCCGTGTTGCTGCTGGGGCCGCTCGCGTACGGGTTCGTGTTCGCTACCGTGAACGCCGGGCTCTTGAACGTCGTTCCGGCGGTGCTCTGCGGGTAGGCGGTGGTGTTCTTCGTCCCCTGGAAGGCGTACGGGTTGACGAGCAGGCTCTGGTTGGTGTTCGCCCCGCTCGCGAACGACGTCGTCTTCACCGGCTTCGGGTTGTAGAACCCCTGGTTGTCGATGAACGCCACGGCGAAAGTCTACGGCTAGTTCAGCCAGCCTGCTCCCCAGAGCAGGAGGCACCAGAAGGCGATGGCGATCAGCAGGGTGAACAGCTCCAGCTTCGTGATGGTCACGTTCACTCCTCTCATGTCTTGATGATCTTGTTGGCGACCACGTACGAGGGGCCGTCTGCCGTTCCCCCGGTGACGCCGATGGTGCCGCCGATGCTGACCGAACCCCCGACGGTCACCCCACCGTTGATGCCCGGGGTGCTCGTGACCCCGGCGACCGAGCCGCCAGCGGCGGTGAAGTTGTACACCCCCCAGTCGCTGGAGTTGATGTTCGCAGCGGCGAAATAGGGCGGGTTATCTCCGTTCGCACCCTGGTAGAAGTGACACCCTATGTACGGCTGGTTGAACCCGTGCGCGTGATCGGGGAGACTCAGGTTATGCGAGGCGCTCAGCGAAGGTGTGGCACTGACCCCGTTCGTGTGGGCGTGCTTGACCCGGCGTGAGCCGATAGCCGTACCGTCGTTCCCGGCGATTGTCGCGACCTCCGCGTTCCCGCCCGCCGCCCTGCACACCAGCACGCGCCCCCGGCAGTCCGGCAAGTTGAACGTCGTCGAGCCATCGCCCGTGCCCCACGTCGTGCCGAGTATCCCGAACAGCGCCGCGTACGTGGTGCGCGAGACGGCGCTCCCGTCGCAGAGCAGGAACCCGGAGGGTGCCGTCGCGGTGTACCAGTCGCAGCCGCAGCCGGACGGCATCGCGAGCGGCAGCACCGTCTCCAGTCGCTGCGCGAGCGCCCGCACGTCATGGGGCACATCAGCAACATCGACCTCTTGCGGGTAGGGAAGACCGTAGATCGGGGTCGTCAGCGGCATGTCAGGCTGGCGACTCCGCTGCTGGCGGGTTCGGGTCAACACCGGCCATCCCGGCGACGTTCTGCATGATCGTGACGTAGCTCGTGTCGTTCGTCGGGTTGCCGCCCAGCGCGGCGAGCACTTGCGCCGCCGCCGCCTCCGGCGTGTAGAGCAGTGACTCGTCGGGGTCGACCAGCTCGACGGTCGTGCGGAAGATCATGGCGCTCCTTTCATGAGGCGAGGCCGATGACGAAGCGGTACAGCGGGAACGCGGCCACCACCGACGATGTGTTCGCGTAGAAGAACGTCACGTTGGTCGCGTCGCGCACGAGGCGCGTGATGAGCATGTGCGACCACGAGCCGTCCTCAACCTCGTAGAGCACAATCGTCGGCGTCACACCGAAGCCGTGCGCGTAAGCGACCGTCCCGGCACCATTGCTCGGATCGGCGGTAGCGGGAGTGCTCGCACCTTGCACCTGGTACGGGCCGTACCACGCGATCCGGGGCAGCGAGGCGACCTTCGTCGCGCCGTCAACCCAGAAGTCCAACTGGGGACCCCAACTCATCCCCATCGCGTTCGGCCCGGTGACAGACTTGATGCCCGGCACGTCGGCGGCGGCGATTGCGCTCCACACCGCCGCCCCGCCGACGCCCTTGACCCACTGGCCGTTCACGACCGGCTGCGGGATCGAGCCGCCGCTCGGGCCGATAGGCACCCAGTCGGTCGTCGCGGGATCAGGCGCGGCGAGCGGGGCGACCTCGGGGGCGCTCATACGCGCACCGGCCAGACGAAGAGGGCGGCGTTCGCGACATACGGCGTCTGGATGTTGCACCAGGAGCCGCCCTGGATCGTGGTCGCCGCCGTAACACGGTTTCGGCTGACTAGAACGACGGGCTGGCTGGCGTTGACGAGGATCGTTGCTCGGGGTTGATCCGACGGCGTGCCGCTCTCGCTCATGGCTGCCGACTGGAGCGTCGCCCCTGCTGCCGAGCATTGGAACTGCCCTTCCAACAGAGCGTCGTAAACTCCCGCCCTTGGGACGGCGACCGTCGGCCCTCCAGCGATCCATACGCTGCTGCCGTTGAACTGCTGATACGCGCCTGCGTAGGCGTAAGCGACCGACGGGGCACCGCCAACGAACTCCCACTTGTACGCCGATGTGTTCCCGGCGTTGTAACGGAAGCGCCACTGGTACGTCGGCGCGGTGATGCTGTCGACGAGCACGGCTTCCTGCCCGTCGCTCGGGGAGGCCGGGAGCGTGGTGCCGTAGCTCGCGTTCGGCGACCAGACCGCCGCCCCGGCGACGCCCTTGAGAACCTGCCCGTTCACGACGGGCGGGATCGTGACCGCGCCGGTCGTCCACGGCACGGGCGGGTTCGTCGTCGGGCGCACGCACTCGTAGATGACGCCCTGGTAGACGACGACATCGCCGTCGCTGTAGCTGCCCGCGACGTAGTCGCCGAGGTAGCGGAGGTCGACGCCGGTCGGGTTGAGGTTCCAGATCGGCACCCAGTTCGTCGTCGCCGGGTTCGGCGTGGTGAGCGGCTCGACCTCGGGCGTGCTCATGCGACTCTCGCAGGCGTTACCGAAAACCAGCCCTGACCAGCGTTCGCCGCAATCGTCGAAACCTGGTTCGCGATTTGGATGACAACCACTGACGAGGCGGGAACGGCATTGAGTCTCTCTGTTCCTGCAACGTTCGCGCCGTTGTATGTCCCGACGAAAACGGCCTTTATCAGACTGGTGGACTGAGCACCAACAGAGAGCCGTGAGTAAGCCTCGAATGTACCCGCAGCGGCGCTCTGGAGAAAAATCCCGAAAGTGAACAGATAGTCGCCCGCACGCGGAGTGGTGAAAGTGGGCGAGCTAGACAAGCTGTTCCACCCTGTCCAGGTGAACCCGTTTGTTGCACCGCCGGGCCCGGCGTTTGCTGGAATCCCGCCGACGAACTCCCATTTGTACGTCGACGTCGACCCGGCGGCGTAGCGGAACCGCCACTGGTAGGTCGGGGTCGTGAGCGAATCGACGAGCACGTACTCCTGCCCGTCGGTCGGGCTCGCGGGGAGGGTCGTGCCTCTACCGACGATGTAGGGAGCGGGTTGCGCGACCGGCGGTGCGCCCGGCCACGCACTCGGCGGGCTGCTCGTCGGGGTGACGCACATGTAGGCGACGCCGTTGTAGACGACGATCTCGCCGTCCTTGTACGTGGGGCCGCTCGCGTAGTCGCCGTCGTAGTTGAGGTCGCTCCCGGCTGCCGCCCAGCTCGTGTCGTAGTTGGTGCCGCTGTTCTTCACGAGCGCCTGCCCCGAAGTGCCCCCGATGGGTACGCCCTGCCCCGGTGGTCCTTGGATGACGAGTTCGGCCCAGCCCGTGGTGGTCTTCACACGGATCGCGCGAGGAGCGTCGATGGTGGTCTGCTGCTCCGGCTCACTCATGGTGTCGTCTGTCCTGAGAGCGTGCTATAGGGGATCGGAGCTGTGGAGGCGATAGCGACGGGCGGTGCGAGCTGCGTGATCCAGAGCGCCCCGAGCGGAGCACCAACGGGCTCAGCAGCCTGATCGTAGACGGCGAACACGCCGGGAATGCCCTGCGGCCCGGTGGGGCCGGTCGCCCCGGTTGTCCCAATCGGGCCTTGTGGCCCTGTCGCTCCGGTCGGTCCCGTGTTTCCAATCGGGCCTTGTGCGCCCGTCGCTCCGGTTGCGCCCTGCGGCCCGGTGTTCCCAATAGGCCCCTGCGGCCCCGTCGCTCCGGTCGGTCCCTGCGAACCGGTCGGGCCGGTCGGCCCCGCCGCACCGGGCGGCCCCTGGATCGAGCCACCGCTGACCCACTTGGTGCCGTCCCAGATCCAGAGGGAGTCGTCGGCCGTGACGATGTATGCGTCGCCCTGATGGTTGCCGGTGGCGGGCAGCGCAGCGCTCGTCGGGACCGTGCCCTTCATCGTGATCCCGCTCCCGGCCACACCCTGCGGGCCGGTCGGCCCCTGCGGGCCGGTCGCGCCCTGAGCGCCCGTCGTTCCCTGCGGGCCTTGCGGGCCGGTGTTCCCTACTGGGCCTTGCGCTCCGGTCGGCCCCGTCGGGCCAGCCGCCCCGGTCGCCCCGGTCGCACCGTTCGCACCAGGCGGTCCGGTTGCTCCCGTGCTGCCGGTTGCGCCCTGGAGTCCCGGCCCAACCGGGACCCATTTCGTCACCGTCGGATCGGGAACCGTTCTCGGATCAAGCGTGATCGTCAACGAATCAGACGATAACCGCCGCCGACGCTCGTGCCGTTCTTGTCGGGTGTCTCCAGCAGCAACTGCTCCCGCTCCACTTCCCCTGCTTTCTCCATCTCATCGAGGGTAGAGGCAACAGCCTCGGGCTCAAGCCCAACCGCCACAAAGGCCGATGCATTCGGGTAGATGAAGTAGTCGGCGCTCTGGCCTTCGAGAACGTAGCGCACATGCTCTGTAATGTCTTCTGTCATGTCTTGATCGCTTTCGTCGCAACAACAAAGGAAGGCCCGTCTGCGGTGCCGCCCGTCACGCCAATCGAGCCACTGATCCCAAGGCTGCCGACCGAAGGAGCGCCCAGAATCGCGGGGTTCGACGTCACTCCTCCGACCGACATGCTGGCCACATTCAGATCTGAGTGCTCAGCGCTCTGGGTGAGGTTCGCCCCTCCGCTGCCGGGTGGCATGATCTTCACGGCACTGTCGGAGGTGATCGCATGAGCGTGGTTCGGCAGTTGCAGCGAACCAAGACCGGGCGCTCCCGTAAGCGAGAGGCCGCTTGAATGAGCGTGACGGACACGACGTGAAGCGGCTGCGGTACCGTCACTGGCCCCGATGGTCGCCACCTCGCTGTTTCCACCCGGCATATATCCGACCAGGACACGGCCCCGGCAATCGGGCAGATTGAACGTCGTCGAGCCGTCACCGGCCCCCCAGACCGTTCCCAGCACCGACCAGAGCGCGGGGAAGGCAGAACGACCAACAGCAGAACCATCACAGAGGAGGAACCCTGAGGGAGGCGTCGTGGTGAACCAGTCGATCCCGGTGCCGGTGGGCACCCCCGAGCCGACCGCCACGCTGCTCCAGGGGGTGGGCGTGACACCCGTTGTACCCTCCACCACACACTGGTAGGTGATCCCGTCGGCACCGACCACGTACTCGCCGTCGTGGTAGACGCGAGCGTTGTCGTACGCGCCAACGTAGTCGATGTTGGCCGTGCCGCCACCGCCGGTCACCGTCGTCCAGGCGGTCGCGTAGTCGGCCGCGCTCGTCTTCGTCAGTGACTGCCCGGTCGTGCCTCCGGCGGGAACGCCCTGGCCGGGTGCGCCCTGCGGGCCGGACGGGCCTGCCGGGCCAGCGGGGCCAGCCGGGCCGCGCAGCCCGCCGCCGCCGCCCTTCGGGCCTCTCCCGGAGAGCCAGGTGGGCGCAGTCCCGAGGCCGGTCGCGGTGCTGTCGTAGGTTGAGTCGTCCTGCTTCGGCTGATGGAAGCCTCTGTGTCTGCCGCCCCTGTCGCCGTCGCCGTTGCCGTTGCCGTTGCCGTTTCCCTCGGTGCTGCTCATATCTTGATGATCTTGTTGCAGACGAGGTAGGCAGGAAAATCAGTGGGGGTGCCGCCGGGGCCGACAGTGATCGTCCCGCCGCCGCCGCTCCCAACGGAGCCGCCGCCCGGCATGTCCAGGTAGCGGATCGAGTGCCATCCGGAGGCGTCATTATCGGAGCGCATGTAAGGGGTGCTCCCGCCACCGCCGTTGGAGCTGTCCTCATGTGGCCAGTAGACAAACGAGTAGGTGGGATTCGTGAACGGGTGCGTGTGGGTGGGCAGGGTCGATGAGGTGTGCCCGTGGCGCACCGTGCGGCTGGCGACCGCCACCCCGTCGTTCTTGCCGGTCGCATTCACATCCCCGTTCGGCCCGGTGCCGACGAGCACCCGGCCACGGCAGTCAGGGAGGTTGAAGGTGGTGGAGCCGTTCCCGGCCCCGTACGTCGTGCCGAGCACCTTGTACAGATCGGCGTAGGTGACGCGGTCAATCGCAGAGCCGTCGCAGAACAGGTAGCCCTGCGGCGCGACGGTGCCGAAGAAGTCGGCCGCCATGCCGGACGAGAAGCCGTGCGTTCTGCCCACGCCGCCCGACTCGACGGGAGCCAACCAGGTAGGCGGAGTGCCGAGCCCACTGGAGGTGTTGTCGTAGACGCTGGCCGACGGGCCGGGACGGTAGAACTGGGAGGGCTCCAGGACGCTCACGGGAACACCGCGTCGGAGATGTTGCCGTAGGTCGCCTCGCGCACCTCGACCTCGAATGCCGCTATCTGAAGCTCGACCAGCGACACGTCCCCGGCCGAATGGGCGTTCAGGTAGATGCCCTGGGCGTCGAAGTTCAGGGTGAAGCGTTGCCGCTGCACCCGGCGCGTCCCGAGCGCCGTGTTCGACGTGAACGGCGACTCGTGGACGGCCGTGCCAAAGCCGTCACTGCCCGCCTGCTCCATCGACGCGCCCTTGATATATCCCATCTCGACCTGCCCGGGGCTGATCAGGGTGATATGTCCGTGCTCATACGCCTTCAAGCCCAGCCCGTCCCCGATCATCCGGGTCACGAGCTGCGGTGAGGGCGGTGTCCAGGGCACATCATCGGCTCCGGCCCCGAACGGATGGAACATGCCCGAGCAGGTCACCACCTGGTTGCACTTGCTCGTCCCGGCTGCGCCCGCGTAGCGGCCGATGTGGTAGACCTCGTCACGGCCGAGAATGTCCGAGGAGCTGTCGGCCCAGATGAAGCTCAGGGTCGAGAACCGCCACCAAGCCTTCGTCGGCAGATAGCAGACGAGAGTGTTGGTGCCGACGGTAATGATGTAGAACTTCTGGTTGTAGATCGCCCCGACCACGCCGAACGGAGCCTGGGCGGAGGGCTCCAGTCCCGTCCAGAAGGTGCCGATGCCGGTGCCGTTCGTCTTGTCGGTCAGGCTGTCGAACCCCGCGCCGTTCGTGACGTAGATGCCCTTCGCATTGGCGAAGATGATGTTGGTTCCCCAGGACTGGATCGAGAGCGGAGAGATACAACCCGTGGCACCGAGGGGTTGGATACTCATGTTCTCGCCGTCGTAGCCGGGCGGGACGTCCCCGATGATGCGCTCGCAGAAACTCTGGCTGAACACGAGCAGCACGCCCTGGACGGACGCTATCGCCGTGATCGGGTGGCTGGTATCGATGAAGCTGAAGCCAATCGAGGGATCGTTCCAAGGGTCTTCGATGGGTACGGGGCTGAAGTAGACGCGGTTCGGGTTGGCCGTCGTGCCCGCGAGCACCACCCGGTTCTGGTGAATCGCAACCAGCCTGCCGGGAGGCGGGCTACCGCCGAGCGTGCCGAGCACCGGGGTGAACGTGCCCGCCGACAGCGACACCTTCGACGGCCCGGTCGTCCCGTCGCCAGCCGGAATCACGAGCACGTCCGTCGAGCCCGGGAACACCTTGGGGCGATCCATCGGACGCAGGTTCAGCGCCCCGATGTTCGCCTCGGCCCCGGCGGTGGCGTCGTAGAGATGCCCGTCCCACTGCACGAACACCTTGCCGTGGTCGTTGAGACGCGGCACCGAGATCCAGTCCGCCTTGTCCGTAGAAGCAGCGCCGCCGAACGGCTGCCCGTAGAACTTCAGCGGCCCCCGGTAGTAGGCGACCCCGGGCTTCTCCAGGTTGAAGTCCACGCTGTCGTAGCAGTAGTTCTGCGGGATCGAGCTGGGGGGCGTGTCCCGGCAGATGCCCCCGTTGAAGTTCGCCTCGACGTTCGTCTGCGGCAGGTAGTACCGCATCAACCTCGGGTTGAACCCGAGAGCGCCCCTGCCAGCCACTAGAAGAGCCCTGTGTCTACCGAGTTCCCGCGCGGATAGGGGCGCTGCAAATCGACCGGGAACTGCATGACGCGATCCCCGCGCCGACCCGTGGTGAAGGCCCGGAAGGCCATCACCCACTGCTGGTACTGCTGCTCGTACTGGTTCAGCATGAAGATGTCCTTCTTGAACTCGGAAGCGTCGCACAGCGTCCCGTACTCCAGCACCTTCGAGGCGTAGGGCTCCGGGAAGATCGGCTTGTCCGCATCGGCCACGAGCGCCGGAGGCAGCCCGAAACCGTAGAAGGTCAGCGTCTCACCGCCCCCGGCGTTCGGGTAGAAGTCGATGCTGTTCGTCGTGGCGGAGTTGAAGGCGTAGCGGGAGGGAGCGCCGAGCGGGATCGTGCCGCCCTGCCAGGCGCGCAGCTCGAACATCTCCTGGTAGCCGACCATCTCCATCGGCCCCCAGGAGGAGCCGTCGATGCCGGTCGGGACGATGTAGTCGATCCCGAGGATGTTGGTCGGAACGGCCACGCTGCTCGCCTGCGCCGCCAGCGGGGCGCTGATCGCTGAGGTGACCGAGTAGTACTCGACCTCGACACAGACCCGGTAGTAGGTCTGGTTGATCCAGTCCTTCACCTTCGCCAGGTCGAGGGTAGAGTCGAGCCGGGCCTTCTGGATCACCGCGTTCTGGATGGTGACGAAGTCGGAGGGGTAGCTCAATGCTCAACCCACTCTCGGGGTGGGGTGAATATATCGGGGAGGGCGACGGGCTCCTTGCAGACCGGGCAGGCGGGCCGCCAGATCTCCCACTCCTCCAGGCAGCGCGAGCAGGCGTAGCCCTCCGTCACCTTCTTGAAATCCTCCGGGGCAAGCCCCCATTGCCAGCGCTCCAGCTCGTAGTCGTAACGACTGAAGATCGGCTTGATCGGCACCCCTGAAGTCTATACGGCTGCCAGATCGAGTTCCTCGGCGTCGGGGGGCGGCGGCTCCGTCGCCGGTTCGGCCCGCAGCTCCTCCAGTTTCTTGACCACCGTGGGACGCGGCCCGTCGGGGCGTCCGTGCTGCTCGTACCTGAGCGCCTCCTCGATCATCCCAATCGTCTTCGCCACCAGCGGGACCTGGGAGGCGGATGTCTCCTCGTAGGACGGCCACGGCAGCGGGGGCTTCGGCAGCTCGTGAACCCACATCTCCTTGTACATCGGGTTGTTCAGCGCCGCCTCCACCGACCGGCCGATGTACTCCTTGTCCTCGTCGGTCAGTTCGTTCCGGAGAACCACATCATCGACCTCGCAGAGAAAGGAGTCGAAGTCGAGCACGATATGCTTCGGACGCTGTCTCGGGTAGCCGTCACTGTAGTCGGTGATCTGCGGCCCCTTGATGATGAAGTTGTAGTCCGCGTATTGGCTCTCCAGTACGAGCCCATCGACGTTGAGTGTCATGGGCCGAGAATAACAGACGGCCCCCGGAGGGGCCGCCTTTCTGCGGGCTGCGGCACCCCGCAGTTCTACGCGCTGGTCACCGTCACGGTGACCGTGTCGCCAGCCGGTGCGTGACCGCTCGACGACGTGCCCGAGAGCGTCACCGTGTAGCTGCCCGTGTGGCCGACGACCTTGCGCTGCATGATCTCCTGGGCGGCCTGACGGCAGGCATTCCACTGCTCCACCTCCAGGTCCCGAATCCCGGCGGTGACGCTGAAGTTCCCGGGCCTGCCCAGGTGCTCCTTGTTCCCGGCCTTGATCGCGGTATCGGTTTGTGACCAGGCCATTACCCGGTCACACCCGTCAGGAGCGCGTGCTTCTGCTCGTTCTGGATCACCGGACACTGCTCCGTCAGGTACTCGTCCTCCAGCTTGTCGGCGTCGTTCGCCTGGCGGTTCTCCAACAGCTTCGTGTCGCGGAGAACGTGCAGCTCGACGGCGTCCATGTCCACCAGGAACGCATAGCCCCTGTAGGTGGCGGAGTCGTTCCAGGCCCGCTCCATCACGATGTCGATGATCCCCTGGCCGGACACGTACTGCTTCATCGTGATGCCGTACGTGTCGGCGTGGTCGCTGCTGCCGCTCGTCTTGATATTCGAGCGGGCAAACCCCTCCAGTGCGGTGATCACGAGCGGGGAGGCGAACAGCACCTTGCGCTCCGACCCGTACCGGAACCCGGACCTCAGGAAGGTCTGGAAGGCGACCTCCGTCAGTGTCCCGGCGGCACCCGTCACGTTGCTGGCGATTGTCTCCTTCAGACCGCCCGCGAACCGCTTCGGGGCACCCGTGGTCGTGGTGTCCTCCTTCTTTGCGCCGAAGAAGCAGATGTGCTCCCAGTCGCGCATGTGCTCGATCCCGGCCGCCGCGCGCAGACGATCCCGGTCGGGGCCACCGTAGAGCTTCGTGGCGGCCTCGGTGCCGGTGACGCCGAGCGGGGTGCGGACGATCTCGGTGAAGTTGCTCTTGTTCTGGAGCTGCACCGTCTTGATGGTGCGCAGCGACGCGCCTTCCGCGTTGACGTTCGCAACGATGAAGATCTCGTCGCCGGAGCCGACGGCGGTGCCGGGCACCACGCCGATCCCCCGGTTGACGCCCAGGGTTCCGGCGGAGACGCTCGTGACCTCCATCACCTCGCCCGTGATGGTGTCCCGGATCACGTCGCCCACCCGGAAGTAGGAGCCGTTGACGACGCTGATCGTGGCCGCCACGTTCGTGGCCGCACCGCTGGTGACGTCGTAGCGGGGCATCCGCTGGTTCTCCAGCCACTCCACCTTGGGCGCAATGGCGTTCACCTTGCGCAGCTTCTTCAGCAGAACGACAAACGGACTGGTGTTGGGCTCCAGGTCCGCAATCTTGTCCGACATGTCGATGACCCGCTGCGCCTGATTGATGTTGTCGAGCGCCAGGTCACCAGGAACGATGGTAACGGCCATAGGTTCTCCTTGGACGAACGGGTGAGGTGAGTGGATTGCTCCCGTCCGATAGGAGTCGGCGGCGGATTATCTCCGAGAGGTCCGCCTTGCCCGATTGTTCCGTTCTCGGTGGAATCCTGGGCGGAGCATATCAAGCGTTCGAGCGGAACCCCGAGTAACTGAGGCCCTTCGCTGCCGCCACGATGGCGTCGGCGTCGCGCTCCGCATCGGTGGGCTGCCCGGGACGTCCGCCCGCACCCGTCAGACCCTGGGCCTGCATCTTCATCCGGGTGGAATCGGGCTGGGCTCCGTTCTCGATGATCTGCTGCGCCTTTACCTGGGTGTAGACCCGGTCGAGCGCCCGTGCGGTCGCCTCCGGCCCAGCCTGGATGATCTGCTCCGGCAGCAGATAGGGGTCGGCCTCGATCTCGTGGGCGATGGTTTCCTTCAGATCGGCCCAGTCCTCGTGCCGCTGCGACATCATTCCGTCCACGGTGATCGCCAGGATCTGGTTCTGCTGATCCATCTGCGCCTGCTGGTAGGGCGTATTCTGCTGCTGGAGCTGCTGCATCTTCTGATCGAAGGTCTGCTGCGCATACTGCTGGCTCAGCATGGCAATCGTGCCGATGGGGTCGTTCTCGTACGCCGCCATCAACTGCTCCCGCACCCCGTCCACCTGCTGCTGCGGAACGGCCTGATCGACGTTCAGGTTCTCGACCAGGTTCGTGAGCTGCTCGATCTGCCCCTCCATCCGCCGCTGATCCTCGCCCCGGCGGGTCAGCTCCGCTTCGAGGCTCCGGTATGAGCTGGCAAACTCGGAGGGGTCCTTGAACTTCTCCGGCAGCCACTCGGGCCGATCCTCGACCTCGATCTGCTCCTGCTCGACGGGCTCCGGCTCCGAGCGCTCCGGAAGCGAAACCCCGATCTGCTCCTCCGGAGTCTTCGCCATCAGGCTGTCTCGATAGCGGGTGTGATCAGGTCCGGATTGCTGCCGGTGCCGAGCACCGCCCCCGGGGAGCCCGCCGCCGTCGCCGCGCTGGAGAGCGCCGTCGGGGTAACCCCATCAGCGAGGGAAGGATGGGCGCGGGACTCGCGCGCCATCGTCGTCATGTCGATCCCCCGGGCCTGCTTCTGCTTCTCGATGTTCATCACGTAGGGCATCAGATTGCCTCCTGATCGTAAACCATTTGCATTTCCAGTTCATCTCTCCGTATCTGCTCCACCTTCAACTCCTCATTGATCAGCGACGGCACTCCCAGAACATACTGCGCACCTTCCATCCAGGCCAGACTGGTCTTGTAGTGCTCGAAGTCCTTGGCCCCGCCGCTGATCAAGAGGTTCTGCTTGGCCCACAGGCCAACGTTAGCGCGATCCACCAGCAGACTCCAGCCGGGATGTTCGACCAGATCGAGGATGAGCTGCGAGCGCTCCTGGAGTTCGCGAAACTCGTCGTCGTCCATCAGAAGTTACGGATGCGCCCGAGCGCCGCCGCGAGCTGTGGGTCCATCGGGATCTCCCCCTGGCTGGGACGCAGGCGGCTGCCGTACACGTCCCCGATCTGGGGCTGGCGGATGTTGTAGAACTGCTGGTCGGCCTGAGCGCCGTTCTGCTGGCCCTGCTGGGCCGCCGCCTGATCGGCCTGCTCCCCGGTGGGCGCGGCCTGGGGCTGGACGCCCTGGGGCATGAACAGCGCCTCCGGGTTGGGGAAGTCGTAGGCGGAGGCGACCTTCTCCAGGATCGGCTTGAAGTTCACGATCCCGAGCTGGGCCAAGGGGGCCATCGCGTTCAGCAGCGCGACCGCCTCCCCGCGCTCCTGCTGGCGGCTCAGACTCTCCTCGCTGCCCTCCAGCGTGTACTTGAAGTGCCCGGCCACCTCGTCGGGGCCGATGTGGAGCCAACTGCTCTCGCCGCCGGGGCCGATGATCTCCACCGCCACCTTCCGGTCGAGGAACTGCTGGATCATGTCGCCCCACATCTCGAAGCAGCGCTGGTAGCCCTTGTACTGAATCATCGAGGCTTTGAAGCGCAGCAGGCGCGAGGCGACCTCCTGGAGCGCCGTCACGCCCGTGGCCGTGTTCTGATCCACCGAAGACAGGTCGGAGCCCGATATATACGGGTTGATCCCGGTGACGAGCTGCATGTCCGCCAACAGGCGCTGGCGCTCGTTGAAGACGTCCTGGGTGATCGGGGGCACCTCGAACGGCTTGATGTCGTCGTGGTCGGTCACGGCCCACTTGAAGCGCGGCTTCAGCACCAGCGCATCCGGGTTCGTGACGCCGCCCGCCCGGTAGGTGATCCCGCGCATCACGGTCAGATGCAGGTTGTCGATCACCATGTTCTGGAGCGTCCACTGCGCCTGCTGGAGATGATCGACCAGCTCCGTCTCCGGAATGCCCTGGAACTCGAACAGGTCGGGCCTCGTCTGTGCGGCCACGACCGGCTTGCAGCCGTGCCAGTAGGGGTTGTTCTCGTGGCGCAGCAGCACCTTGCGGCTCCCGACCGCCGTCACCGTGTCGTTCGTCCAGATCTCCAGAATCTCGAACTGGCCCTTGTGCCGCTCGTTCTGACCCCCCAGGTAGCTCGCCTGCGCCGTGACTCTAGGTGTCTCCTGATTGGGGCCGATCTTGAGCAGCTCATCGATGTTGTGGTAGATGTTGTTGCACTCCGCCGCGACACCGTTCTCGTCCTTCGCGTGGTCGCTCGTGCATTCCTGCGACAGCAACTGCTCCTTCGTCAGCCAGGAGCGCAGCACGACGTAGCGCGCCGAGTCGATGTCGCGGGCGTTCGGCTCGTACCAGAAGTCGTAGATGTTCCAGGGCTCGAAGGTGGGGCCGTCCCGCACCACGATGGGCTGCTGATGGACGTCGCCCTCCGGGCTCCGATAGGTCATCGCCCGACGCTGGTACACCCAGTGAATCTTCGCCGCCGTGATCCCGTAGATCAACCCCTGCTGCACGAACAGCGGCTGGCGCTCCACCATGTGATCCTCACCGACGAAGTAGTCGAGCAGCACCTGCATCGCCTTCGCCTGCAACTCGGAGTCGGGGTGGCGCGGCCGGACGATCACCCGGGGCTTGCCGGTGTTGATGTTGACGAGCGCCGTGTCAATCGTCTGCATCCCGTACGGGACGCGCAGCTTGCTCTGCCAGGGCTCCAGCGAGGGCGGGCGCTTCTCCGTCGCCCGATACACGTCGTAGGCGTGGTCGTAGCGGCGCACCCGCAGTCGCAACTCGTCCTCGCCCGGCTTGACCAGCTTCAGAAGCTGATCGACCGCCTGCTCGTCGCTCAGATCGGCCGGGAGCGGATCGTCGGTCACTTCTTCTTCAGTTGGTCGGTGATCGCCTTACGTCGGTTGCTGTGCGCCATCTTGGCGAACGTCATCGCCAGCCGGGCCTGCTTGCCCGTCTTGCCGGGGGCGTGCTGCATCTTGCGGGCGTATTCCTGCACCCCCATTCCAGCCGCATTCGCCTTGGCCGTAAAAGCGCCCTCCTTCAGATTGGCGGCCTGGATGAACTTCTCAGCCATTAGGGGCCGCCTGGAGGACCGCCCATGGGGCCGCCGGGAGGCCCGCCAGGCCCGCCAGGCCCGCCGGGGCCGCCTCCGCCCATCGCTCCGGCGAGCTGTTGCAACATCGCCTGCTGCCCGCCTTGCGGTTGCATCATGTCCTTCTGGATTCCGGTCAATGCCTTCAGACATTGCCCGACGACATTCACCATGGCAGGGTCGCGCAGAACCTGCATCAAGGCGTGAACATCGTTGATAACGCGCTGAAGTGCTGCCAGTTCGGGGTTCACGCTCTCTCCTCCTGGACGATAAGCGAATCCTACTTCTAGTAGCCCGTGGCCGTGAACTGGGGCACATACGGCCGCTCCTTCGCCTCCACGACCTCCTTGGGCAGATCGGTGACCACCTTCATCCCGATGGCGAGAGCGAGCACCAGATCGTCGTTGCAGCCGGGCTGGGCCTCCGGCTTGTCGCGCTCCGAGTAGACGAAGCTGCCCAGCTCCGCCACCGTGCGCAGGCTGTTGATCACGAACTCGTGCTCGCGGATCACCGTCTCCAGGTTGTCCAGGATCACCATGCGCGTGCGCGTCGTCGTGTCGTAGCCCGTCCGATCCGTCCATTGACTGCTCAAGCGATCCCAGGTGCGGCGGGTGTAGAGCTTCGGGTAGCGGTAGCGCTTCAGCACCTGGTCGATGGCGAGCCCCCAGCCGCCCGTCACCTCCGGCACGATCAGCGCATCCGCATAGATCCGGGCGATCCGGTACGCCTCGTCGGCCACGAGGCCCGTCTC